GTCGATTCTTTGGCGTTGGGTCTTGCTTTCGAAATTAAATCTTTAAGGTTTTCTGTCATTTTATAATAAAAGGTTAGATTTTTATTTTGAATAATCCAGATTGACAAAAACGGATATATATAAGTGTCAATATGGATTAACTAAATTAGTTAAAAAGAATTAAAAAAATCGTTTGAGGCAGATTGGATTACGACCAATAGACTTCAAGTTGTCCGTCCTTCAGCGTGCAGTATCTTAATTGTTCTGTGTAGGCAATCTGTAAGTATTTACCAGTGGCGAGACCTTGACCGGTGCCCGCATTGTCTCGAGCATTCATAGTAATTTCAACACCTTTAGAACCAACACGCTCACCATGATTTAGTCTCCACCCTTGGTAGAACTGATTAACTAACAATTGGTCTTGAGTTCTGCCGTCGTAATGAAGGGTCGCTCCAGCACCAGCACCGGGGATAAGGTCGTGCCCTCCACCAGAATAAATAGGTCTGGGGATATATAATTGTCTCTTCTCTGCGTCTCTTAAATTGTGATAATGTCTTGCACCATTCTTAACATTCTGGGGATACAAGAACTTTTCATTATAGAATAAATTACTCTCTAACTCTCCTACTGCGTCTCCAGTATTTACAAGACCCCTCGCTCCATAGTGAGAACAAATGCCGAGGTCTGGTGAAGCGGCTTGGTCTTTATATCCAGCATAGCACCGAGTCACAAGGCGACCAGCTCCCCCAATATTTCTAATATTCGTTTTAGAGTTGTCCGTGCCGTCAGCCGCAGAGGTAATCTGCTGTCTGGAGATTACATAATCGAAATACTGAAAGGTTAAATCTTTATTCATACTCGCCCACTGCTCCATTTGACCGGGATAGAAAATGTGGTCGCTGATAAACTCAACCGAGTTCTGGTCTATCTGGAACTCGAAACCAGTATCTCCTTCGTCCGCCTTCGATAGAACCATTCTCTCGAGAGACGCTGGAGGGGTGAAATATAATTCAATCTGTATTCTATCACTACCCATAGTAAAGAGGGGTAGTTGATTACCAGTTTTTAAGAAGGGGAACAAATCATGCAAGGCGATAGAGAATGTTGGGAATAATTCATTATGGTTCGCTTCACTCGTCACAATAGAAAACTTACGAGGGGTTAATCCTACTCGTGAGCCGTCTGTCGCTTCACCACCATACTCCTTACCATTCTGGAGAGCAAGGAAGTCTGCTTGTGTATTTGCTTCAAATCCGTCAGTATCGGCAGAGTCGTCAGTGTCCTTGTATGCCGGTCCCCAAGCAAGACAAGTCCCATTCTTATATTGTTCTCTCTCTTGCTGGGTGCAATTGTCAGAGAACGCATTTTTTAGACTCTTAAACCAACCAAATTCGTCAATATCACAAATAACTCGACCAGAAGAAGTCTTAAGGACTGCTCTTTGAACTAAAGAATGAACTCCTACCGATAATGGGTAAAATGCGGTCAAAACATTATCAGTCGTCTTCACTTGACAACCCAACGAAATACTTGAAGAGGGTGATAGGAAACCTTTAGGTTCTAATTCAAAACGACAGAATGTATTATCACTTGAAAAGACAACTGGACGGAGAATATCACTTTCGACCTCTTGTGCGGTTGAGGTTGGGAGCTGTCTTAAATTAATAATATCGGGCTGTGCCGAGCGGTCTTTAGAAACTTGCCTTTTCGCCATTGGGTCGCTGGGGTTATAATCACTACTCATTTTATATTTTAAACAATATAAAAAAAAGGTTGTAAGATAATTTTAAAAAAGGGACACACTTGCATGTATCGAATTAATAATCCAGATTGTCAAAAACGATTTTATTATGATTTTTGAATTCTTAAATTAATCCATTTTGACATATTTATAAAGTCGTTTGTGTCAATTTGGATTACTGGACTACTTGAATACCATTCTGGTTGAATAGAACACTTATTTCACTATTAACAAAGACGAATACAGATTGAGGAGAATTGGTTGTGAGGTCTAACTCCATATTGAGACCGAACTGACTACCGGGATTGGAGAAGTCCGCACCTTGTCCGCCGAGGTGGTCGTAGGTAATACCAAGACCCCACGAATATCCACCATTCGGCACTTTAACATACTGAACTTGGTTTAAATCTGTGGTGTTATTATTATTACTAATATCTCTATTTGTCGTTGTAGAACCTAACTGAATGCTGTCGTTTTCATTAAATAATCTTACAGCAGAAATGTAATCCTTAACTACCACTGGGTCGCAATCAATCGTGGAGGGACTATCACGGATATTGGTGTTTAATTCATACATTTTAGGATACATAGTGCCTCCTTTAGTCCAGACAACTTTACGGATTGGGGCGAGGTTGCCGTCGGTATTCGAGGGCATAAGGGTTGCATATCCATTCTCACTTCGATTATTCAAAAATGAACTGGGGATAAATGAAGTAAATACAGACCTTACCTTCGATAATCCTAAATTAAATACAATATTCGCCGATTGAGAATTAATGGTGTCATAATAACTGGATACAGACTGGTAAGTAAATCCAGAAGAGGCTTTCTTCATTAGTCTTGATAATTCGTCTGGGGTGTAATCTCTAACTTCACAACATAATTTCAAATCACTAAACTCATACCATGCTGTTGCGATAGTTGAAGCGTCCCCAGTGTCAGAGTAAAGCATTTGTGAATCACTTGCAAGTGCGAGGACAATTTCTAATCCACCGAGCATATTTTCACCGAGGGGTATATCTTGAGTGCCGTTAAATAAACCACAAGGTAAGGGGAGGCAGAACTCGTTTTCTGCGTCTTGTCTTACGACATTCGAGTTGAATAAATTGAAGTTCGATTGTTCTAAAGAGGATTGAGACCAGTGAGTATCAGCGTCTTCACGACTGGTGGCGAGGGGTAAAAAGTTCTTAAGAAAGTGAGCGTAATGTCTAATATTTTCGATTGTCTGTTGGTGTTTAATTGAACGAGTGGTGAGGGATTGAAATGCCCCATAGACACCAAGTCTCTCGTCGGCGGACTGAACACCACCAGCCGCAGTGGGGGGGTCTTCGTCGTCCTTGTAAAATCTTAATTTACCAGCAATTCTAACAGAACCGGGTATAAGTGTAGCATTAATGGAGGGGACTTGAAAAATTAAATTCGCAATACCTTTATGAAAGCTCATTTTACTATCTGAAGTTTTGTTCGAAACTGCGACCTCTAAATAACGATTAGACATTTTTTATAATTTAGTTAATATATTTTTCTTATAAGAAAACAACCAAAAAGTTCATTATTTCAATACATGTTATTGGGAGCTGTCTTCTGTTGAAGAATTTAGTTCAACCCAAATTTCTTTATATAACCTTGCATTGTGGGGACTTGTCTGTGATTTAACACTTTTACAATCTTCTCGCCATTGTGGGAGGGCGTTAGGATTAGAAGGTTTTTTGGGTAAATCTTTAGGGACTTTATAATCTGGGTGTGCGATTAACTTTTCTTGAATAATTGGGTCATTAAACTTTACTACCATTTTTATAATTTTCTCAATATAATTTTTTTATTTTAAATATTATAAAAAAGTTATGAGTCTAATTATTACAAGCAACCAAATCGAAGACGGACTTGACGAGGACGGAGTCGCCCAAGAACCATACATGTATCGTAATTATATGAAACAACCTTTAATAATCCCTAAAGATAGTGAAGTTGCCGTGCAGTCTGTAAAGTTTTCAAGGGACGAAACAATTACAATAAGACCGGGGCAGAAATGGTTTCAAATGTATAATATTAATTTAGAAGATTTGAACGACGGCAGAACTTCAAATGATACAACTGGCTATCCTATTGAGTGTAATTTAGAAACCACTGATAATGTGGAGCAACAAGTTTCTTTAGAAACATTTTTGACAAAGATTACCCAAGCCATTCGTCGTGGCTACCCCCACCCAGATATTTTAGGTGAGGTGGTCGATAGTGATATTACCCCTATTTGTAAATCATATTATAGTGGGTCAAATGACGCTTTCGCTGGTTTATCATTAAGACAATCTTCGAAACTTTCTGCCGAGGACGACGATTACACACCCACAGCGATTAAAAAAGCATACCCAGACGCAGACAACGATAAGGCTTTAACTTGGAATAGTGGGACAAGAGAGGTCATAGCACCAGACCATGTATTCGACCACCCACCTAACAATGAAATCGACCCCATTGGATATTTTGACGAAAGACCTATTAGTCTGTATCAAGGTAATATGAGGGTAGATATTGGTGGTGTATGTGCTGATACAACCGATTTTGAAGTAAAGACCCAATGTGCGTTTGGTTTAACTCGGTCTTTTGACAAGACCCAGATTAATTTTGGAGCATTCGAACCAGAATATTTCGATAGAGACGCATTCATATCTAATGGAGAGGTTGGAGGTGTTAGAAATGCCGGACAAAACCAATTTTTCGATTTCGCAATTAGAATGGAACCAGTTGGGATTAATGACGAAGAAACAGACGATAATTATTTGAAGGTTGTTGCAAGTTGTATGATTAATGAAGGTGGAGACGAAGAAAAGATATGTATGAAAGAAATTGAATATTGGGGTTGGTCTAAAATTGGTGCGGATACTCCCAAATTCGACGAGAGATATAATATGACTGAAAATGACGAAACAATTAATCAGTTCTTAATTAGAACCGAGGGAGAACAAGTATTATTCTATTATCATACTGGGGCATTATCGACCAGTGATAATCCACTTGACGACGCTGGGTGGGAGTTATTTTGTGGGTTCTCTATGGCGAGTTTCACAGCGACGAATAATAAGAATATCCCTCCACCGATAAATCAGTGTCAGTGGAACATGTATCCTCAATTTTGGATTTCTTCACATAAGGTTCAACCGACCGGTGGAGGAGCCCCAGTCGTAGGTAAATTGGAGTTTTCTGCTTTCTCTGGTAGAGATTTAACTAATATAGGTGGTTCATATTATAATGAGGATACTGACTGGTGGGCGAGAATGAATGAAGAAAATACTCTCGAGAAATGTCAAGAAGTAGAAACACGCCCCAAGTTCAATGACCCTTGGAGACAAGACGGCACTTTCTACACACAGCTCGGTTGTGGTAGTAAAGGTGTAGTGAATAATTATGTCTGGGCGTATATCTTACTACCAGATACAGAGTATTATATACCGACTGACGGAGCGAACGCAGATAAATTATTAGGTTTCGATAATTATACAATCTTGCAACCAGCGAAACTCGGTGCGACTTATGACGGAGGATATGGTTGGAAATATGACAGCGTTGTTGTGCCTCCTCTTATCAATGACGGCACTTTATTTATTCGTCTTGATAATTTTACACAAAAGACCCTTAACTCCGCCGTGTCAAGACCTTCAAAGATATTGTATTGTTGCCCTCGTTTCGATAGTAGTGGTAGGTCTGCTGGTGACGGATTATATTTTGAACCTCACGAGAGAGTATATGTGAAACTGGGTAATCCTACAGAACTAAATATCAATGAGTTCGATATTTCTATTTGTGATATTGGGGAGCGTCTGGCTAAACACCTCAAGGGACAAACAATAATTAATCTCCATATTAGAGAAAACCAAACTGGTATGAGACAAGAAGATTATTTGAAGAAGGAGAAAGACGAGGGGGTAATGATATTTTAATCAATACATGCAAGTGGAACATTAATTTTTAGATTTAATTTAACTTTTTTATCGTAATTAATAGAAAATAATAATAATTTATTAATTATAAATATGGATAAAATGCCGATTGTTGAAGATTTTGAAGAACAAATCAACGAAGAAACTAAAGAATCGAACCCTAATTTTCAATATGATAATGAAACAACCGATAATCCAAGTTTAAATGGTATGGGTGAGGATTTAGAGATTAAAGAAGTTATTGAAGAAACACAACCTTCTCCACCAAGTAAAATGACAAAGGCGGAAATCTTTGACATACCTTCACCGAAAGAAGAGAAACCCAAGAAAGAAAAAAAACCAAGAAAGAAAAGACCTCCTATGAGTGAAGAACATAAAGAGAAACTAAAGAAAGCAAGGGAGAAAGCGTTAGAAACTCGAAGGAGAAACGCACAAGAGAAAAGAGAAATGAAAGAATTAGAAAAACGAGCAAAACAAAAGAAGAAAGACAACCTAAAGAAATTTGTTGAAGGTGATACAGAACATGCAAGTATCAAAGAGGCTAAACCTCAAGTTGTAGAAAAAGTCATTAAACAAGACATAGATATAGAAAAGGCGGTTTTAGAAGGTATTATGAAATATGAAACAATTAGGAAAGATAGAAAGAAAAAGAAACAAGAACAACAAGCAATAGAAAAGGATAAAGAAAAATTAAAGAAACAGATAAATAATGCGGTTCAACCCCAAGGAGCTATATATCACGGACAACAAGGTTATTTCGATAATTGTTTTTAAAGGTAAGTAATTAAATTAATCCAGATTGACACTAACGACCTTATATGAATGTCAATTTGGATTAATCCTATTATTTAAATATAAATAAAAGAATAATAAAAATCGTTTGTGTCATTTTGGATTAATTTGTCTTTTTTTTCTATACTTTATATATAAATGATTAAAGTATTAGAACTATTCTCTGGGACTGGTTCAGTTGGTAAAGTTTGTAAAGAATTAGGTTGGGACTCATTATCATTAGATTTAGAATTAGACGCAGATATAAAAATCGATATTATGGATTGGGATTACAAGAAGTATCCTAAAGATAGTTTCGATATTGTCTGGGCTTCTCCACCTTGCACCTATTACTCAAAATTACAATATTGTTGGATAGGTAAGAAGAAAAAGAAAGATAATGGTAAAATTACAACACACGAAACAATCGAACAAGATAGATTGGAGAGTGATAAATTAATCAAAAGAACATTCGAAATAATTGAATATTTCAACCCTCATTATTGGTTCATAGAAAATCCTTATAGTTGTTTGAGAAATAGAGAGGTAATGAAAGATAAACCTTATTATATCGTTGATTATTGTAAATATTGTGATTGGGGATATAGAAAGAGAACATGTATTTGGACTAATAAAAAAGATTTCAAACCTTTAACTTGCAAGAATGATTGTGAGAATATGATAGGGACATTACACAAGAACAGAATGGGGACAACAAAAACAATTATCGATAGTGGTAAAATTATCCGTGTCAATACAGCTCATTTAAGAAAGAAATATCGATTATATCCTAACATTCAACTTAAACATAAGAAATCAGTTGAAGGTGGTAAAAAAGGAGTGGGTATAGAACATAGAACAGACGATAAGTTAGAGAGGTATAGAGTGCCTCCCAATTTAATTTATTCATTATTTTTAGACGGAGAAGGATTTTAAATTCTTTATGTTTTCTTCTTCATACCTTTTTTAAGTCGCTTACCGACTACTAACATTAAATCATTACCTTTTAATTTTTTCATACGATATGTATTCTGGTTAAATAGTTTTGGGTCTAATTGTCTGTATCTTCTTAAGTTCTCTGTTATATCGACCTTCTTGAGTTTATAACCATTATCTTTAATCCACTTCTCCGCTTGTTTCTTGGTATATTTTTTCTTGTTAAATAATACTGATTGAACCTCCATTTTATCGTTTTATAAACATGCAAATAAAATATTTCTATAATTATATAATGAATAAAAAAGTGCCGAAGGTGTTAAAGGTTAATGACGCTCTCGAAACCAATAAATATAAACCTATACACCCTCACCTCCCCAAGCCACAATTTCTAACTTTGTGTATAGGGTCTGTGAGGTCTGGTAAAACAAATTATTTAATCAACGCATTAAGAAATGGAGACGATTTCTATGGGGACGACTATTGGGATTATTACAAGATTATCTCTAATACGATAAACAACGATACAAAAGGTAAATATTTCAAAGACGCATTCGTGGATGTAGAAGACCATTACACAGACCAAATGATAAAAGACCTTGTCGCCTCACAGCAGAAATACGATAGAGAAGACATGCCAACAATGTTAATTTTACTCGACGATATATTGTCAAGAGACTTCAAGAAAACAAATGATATATCTTTCTTATGTAGTAAGTTTCGTCATTATGAAATGTCAATTTTTTTGACTACTCAGTCATTTCGTTCAGTCTCCAATATCATTAGGAACAATGCAACGAACATACTGATATTTCGTCAAAATAACCAAAAGGAACTCGAGAAGATAAAAGAAGAGTATAGCGAGCTGTGTGGTAGTGAAGAATTATTTATGACATATTACAATCTTGCACACGACCAACCATATTCATTTTTATATATCGACGGACAAACCAACCCCGCTCGTTTCTATCGTCGCCACGAGACGCTATTGGGTATAGGTAAAAAAAAGGTAGTAGAAGAAGAACCTAAAGAAATCGACGAGGATATATTTTCACAAGCGAAATCTAAAGATAATAAAGAATTGAAAATGAAAAAACCAAAGAAGGACGAAGAGGTGAAAGATTTATATTTTGGTGATACAGATTTATAGATACATGCAAGTGGTAATATTTTTAATCCTTTTATTTTGAATTCTTTTTTATAATACTAATTATAAAAATGGCGATTGATTTATTTGGTAATGATTCTGCGGTAAATCAGCAGAACAATTTAAATGCTGAAAATGTAGCACTTCGAAATGAGGCTCAAGATTGGAATAATAAAATACAAACTCAATATAACCAAGACAAAGCGGGAGAAAGTCTAACTGACGACGCTACATATTCAAAAGATTTGGTAGGTAATGTTATGGGTTCATTCGGTCTTAACCAAGCGTATAAAGGTAGAAAAGAGAGATTACTGCAAGACGCAAAAAAGAGACTCGCAGAAATTACCCCCAGTGAAGAAGTCCCAGACCCAGCTCCCACACCAGACGAAGAAGTCCCCGCTTTTGACGGCAACGCACCTTCGATACAACTATCCGGTGGGACTGACGACGCTGGATATAATCCAGCAGACGCTTCAAGTGAGCCACCAGAAGAAACTCCCTCAACTGATAATCCACCACCAGTAGAAGAAGACGCAGACGAAGGACAAACACCAGAGGCGAATGTCGAGGGAGAACCAAGACCAGCATACTTAAATGGTGGGACTGCTGAAGAAGAAAGCACATTGAAAACAACTATCGCCTCTGCTGGAGAGGACGAACCAACATTATTAGGTGTGGGTTTAGGTAAGATAAGTGGTGGTGCGTTAGGTGAAGAAGCCGCAAAAACAATCGGTCGAGTAGGAGGTGCGGTGACGAGTGGTTCTGTTGCTGGTATTGATTTAGTTGAAGGTATATCTAATTTAAAAAACCACCAAGACTTCTTCGGTAAAGACCATGATTGGGAAGACGTCGTGTCAAAGACTTCTCAAATGATAGCGGGAGCGAGCGACATTGCTGGACTAATACCAGCAGTAGGACCGGAGATAGCGGCTATAGGTAATGTGATAGGTTTGGTCGGTGGTGTCGTGGGAATGTTCGGCGACCATTCAAAAAATCTCCAGAACGACCAGAATGTCGAAGACGAATTAAACCAGAAGAAAGTATTACCAACCACCAGAGCGGGAGACCAAGTTGCAAGTGTTTCTCAATCGACCCTTCAACAACAGACAGCATAATCCAATCTGGCACAAACGATTTTTTTAACTAATTTAGTTATTTTGAATAATCCAGATTGACATTATATATATATCGTTATTGTCAAAATGGATTAATTAATTATTTGAGAAAAAAGAAAAAATTGTAAGGTTATACCTCATAAATAAAAAAACACAAGATAAAACCATTTTCAAATTCAAAATGATTATCATAGAAAATAGAGAGTAAAAAAAATCACATATTTTTAGATTTATTTTTGATTAAAATTATTTACCAACCTTTTTTTGGGCGAGTTCGTGAGCCGCCTTGAATGACATACCCTCCTCCATTCTTTTTTTCATTAAGTCCATATGTTTCTTGGTATGGTGTGCCGAATGTTTTTGTAATCGTTTCATTTGTGCGTCAGTTAATTTCTTCTTCTTCTTCATAGGGGGTTTCATAGGGGGTTTCTTGCCACCAGATTTAGAACCATACATTTTATACATGTCTTTGATATTATTTTTTCGATTTCTTTTTTTTCTTCAAATGGGATTTATCTACCTTGTGAGCTTTCGATTTAGGATTAATACTTGCATATACCCTCGCCATAGCCCACTGCTCCGCTGATTTAACTTGGGGGCGAACACTCTGGGGATTGGTTTTAAAAGCACCAATACCCTTATTATAAATTATCTTCAATCCAGACAGCTCGTATCCAGTTGTCTTACTAATATCCTTTAATGAGTGTGATTTCGATAAAGGTTTAAAACCATATTTTCGGTTGTAATCTTGTTTATAAGTCATTTATAAATAAGATATATAAAAAAACAATTTAAAAGAATTTAGTAAATATTTATTCAATCTCACATGTATCTATCTGGTATTTATTTTTACCAACACCCTCGACCTCTTTGTGATAGAAACCATATATTTCTTTACACAAACCAACCCATTCGTCATTAATAAAATGTCTGGTAATCTTCTGGGTCTTTTTCTCACCAGTAGGTTCTAATTTACCATTTACCAATTTCATTTTTTCAACCATTTTCGAAGTGGCTTGTGAATCGATAATCTTCTTGCCAAACATTAATTTCATAATACGGATTATTGTTGATTTAACTTGTGCCGATTGTTTGAAGTCTAATTTTTTAGACCTTGTCCTAAATGTTAGTTCATACTCTGCTTGCAACTTTTCTGCCTCTTTATCATTCATAAGTTTAGACATTTTCATTTCTTTATTTTCATTGTTCTCCCACGATAATCCTACTGCGTTCATTAGTTTTTTAGTATAGATAAATCGTGATTGTGAAGACTGATATTTTTGTGAATCGAAATCCATTTTTTTCTCGAGTAGCTCACTTAACCCTTCAATATCTTTATTGAAGAAACTATTGGTTCTATACAATCTTTCTAACTCTTGAGGGTCTCTCATAAACACATTATATTTTGGGTCTCCAATCTTGTCAAAAGGTAAGTTAATTAAATCGATAATATCACACCATGTCTCTGGTAAATATTTTCTAATCAGTTCTTTATCCATATCCTTACATACTTCTTGCAAGGATTGTTTTACTTCTTTAAAATATTTCAACCTTATCTCTTCTGGAGAATGATACGGACATTTATAATCCTTGTGAAATTCTTTACAATAAAAATCACATTTTATAAGGGTTTTTTCATAGTAAGATAAATCACAAACTTCTTTATCTTCTAATACCCATACATTATCTTTGATATAGTTTTCGATTTCTTTAGGGTCGTCCATATCTCCATAGTGAAGGATATTATTTATGTGTTGATTTACTTGCATGTCTAAATCGAGTTGAATTTCTTTGACCTCTTTATTTACCTTATCCCAAGCAGATAATATTTCTTCTTGCTTGTATCCTTGTAGTTCTTCTTTCAACTGATTAGATAAACCTTTCGATTTAGTTATTTTCTCCTCGTTGTATTGGAGTTCATTATCAATAACAAAACCACGCATTTTAATTATCCGTAAGAAGTGTGCGAATTTATTTGTATTATAACAATCAAGAGTAAATCTAAATGAAGCCAGTATTTTATCATATCTATCGCTTTCTTGTTTATCATATGTAGCACTGAAATAATCAACAACCAATTTTTTACCCTCTTGTATTTCAAAGAGGACTTCTTCAACATTATCATATTTGTAGGCTTTCCAAGTTTTACTTTCGAAAAGGTAATATAAATGTGTGATTTTTCTACACCGATTAATTTGTTGAACCATTGCTGGTGGTGATATGGTATGACATTTATAATAACAAAAGACCGGTCGCTCCATAACACTATCTAAACCATAGACCACTTTAGGTGAGAAGGCAACGAAATCGTGTGCGTCTAAATCAATATCGCCAGTATAATCACTCGAATAATATGTGAAATTAATATCATATTTCTCTTGCATGTCAATGACAAACTTTTCACCAACATTTTTACTATCCAAGCACACCATAGCTCGTTCTTGACAACCTACATAATCACAAAAATCGTTGTAAGAAAATAATTCAGTCGCTTCAATGCCCTCATTGTGTTTGTATTTATTGTTAATGTAGATAATATCATTACGATTAATATCGTCCAGAGTCAATAAAAATCGAATTGAATTATCACTAATATCTGCGTCTGTCATAATTATTTTATCGCCTTGAGTTAGGAGTTGGTTAAAATATTTCCAAATAATAGTTCTTTTGTTGCAGAGGTTAGGACAATCGACAAAATATTCAATCAAGGAGTTATATTCGTCAAGGTATATATCATAACTTTCAAAATCACACCAATTACCCATTTTCATAAGACTATCGATTGTAATTACAATATTATATCCCTCGTGGTCATACCATGTCTCTATATCTTCGTGCCAGAAACATTCAATACCAGCCTCTCTAAAAACCTTAACTTGTTCTTTACCCAAAGAAATTCTTGATACAACAGAAATAAACCTTTTGTAATTGCCGTCTTGTTTCTCATAGGATTTAGTAATGTAATTTTTGAATGCCGTTGTTTTACCAGTCCCAGTATCACTTCGACACAATATATATCTATGGTGAATATCATTGAAGAATTTACCATTACTATCCTTATCCAAATATCGTAATTCTACCTCTTTATCGTGAAGTGTAGTATGGATATTGTCAATCCTTAATTTATGATATCCTAA